CGCACCGTTTGCCGTAACACCAATTGCACGACCTAAAGAAGATTGCATATCCACTACGCCATGTCCAGCAGAACCAGTAGAAGCACCATAAACAGACTGGCCAGCAAAAAGACTATAACCAGTATTTTCATTATTCGGGTCATTATCACCGATAGTCATACCAAAATTAGTAATTGTATTTGTCAAGCCAAGAGCAGTACCAGTACCTACAACCGGAGTAGTACCACTTATACTAGCAGTTGTGCCAATTGGAATTTCAACACCGGGACCTTTCTGGGGCCAGGGAAGACACGAGGTAAAATAGTCATGACGCTTTTTACGAAAATGGATATGATGAGATAAATTATCCGACTGTCCTTTTATAGATACATCGGGACCATCATCTTTACGATTATAAACGGAATTAGACATATTCTGATCACGAAACCACTCATTATAAATTAAAGAATAAGCGCGGAACGGGAAAGCACTAACTTCAATATTAGGAACACCGGTAGGAAAGCCAAAATAATCACCAAGCGAGCCTTCTTCAAAACCATCAATAGGAGCCTGAACCACAGGAGTTAAATAATCCGTACTATCACCAGGGTTGTCCTGTTCTCCGTTAAAGCGTTGCCAGTTGTCCCAAAGGAGACGATACGGTACAAAGAAGTAAAAAGTATCTAAATAGAGATTATCCATGATAGGCGCAATTGGCGTGGCGAGTCGAGCAAAAAGAGTAGACCGCACGTTAAAAGTATCTCCTGGAAGTACATCATCAATTAAAAACGGGATTAAATTACCTGCATCAAATGTAGTTTTATAAGTATGACTACGATTAAAAGAAGACCGTGGAATATTAGCCGACGGAATCATCGCAAAATGCGCTTGTGAGTTGCTTCTACGAGTAGACATTAAAATCATTGTCCTTTCTCTTCTGGGATAGAAAAATTTTTTTGGTGTCACTCCGCACAGTTACAACAAGAGGGTAACTGTGCGGTCTATTCTTCTCCGGCTGTCGTGGTAGTTTTAGAATCTGACAACATTGGTTTTATACCTAATATAGGCTCCTCATCAGGAGCGACTAAACCAAGAGAACGAGCTTCTTCAATATTTTCTTCATTACTCATAAATTCAACAAAAGCCATAGGATCATTAGCAAAACGCTTACGAATAGAAGAAGGCAAAGAATAAAAAGCATCTTCGGCCTCATTAAGCATATCCTGGGACTGCTGATAATCGGGGAAATCATGAAATTCGCCAAACATAGGCTGGCGCGTTGGTGGCTTCAAAGGATCAGTAAGGTATCCAGTCTCTTCAAACCGCTTCATAATAAAATTAATATCACACTCACGTTTAAAATTCTGCTGAGTCATAGAGCGAGCTTCTTCATTGCCATTTTCAATTTCACTTTGCATATCAACAACAGGGTGAGCTAAACGCTCTGGAGTAAATCTAGTCCTGAATAACATGCACGTCACTCCGTTCCTAATAATATGGGGAGCGATTACCGAAATCGTTTACGGCTACCGCCCCCTTATTGTTTTTTTTAAAATAGTTTTAATTGTTTATCATTAACATCAGAAATAACACTCTGACCTGGAATCATAAGGGAAAGAGAGGTTGTATGTGGTAGAGTTTGTTCAATCCGTTTCCACATCTGGGAATCAAAGGCATAAAGCGCCTCACGTATTTTTTTAGTTATACGAGCCATGACAGTTAACACGTGCGCCTAATGCGCACGTGAAGCCTCCGCCGGTACACCGTCGTCGGCTACAGCAATAATAGAACTCGCGCTAATAACAAAGCGAGGGGTTACGTCCGCAGTAATTAGAGCAGAATTAAGATCAATGTCACCAAGACAATATAGCGTGAAGTCCTCTGGGTACCTAAACACCATAGAATTACTATCTTCGACAAGATTTTGAAATGAGCGAATCGCCAAACCGTCAGTAGGAGTAAAAAAGGGAACACCATACGCAGCAGCTTTAACATCATAGATGGAATACATCTTCTGTTTCATTGCGGACACCACTCTCCAGTAGTTAAATTGTAATTACATTGTTTATTATATCATAAAGTCTCAAATGGGCGAATTAATTTATCAGCTTTTAATTGCTGGATTCTTTCTCTAACATTAAGCCTATCAGGAGTATTATTATCCGAATGTTCTTCAAACGATTCAAAACGTTTTTCTTTAATAACTTTCATCATATCCGGAGACTGAACATCATATAAATTATCGTAATATCTCGGTGGACGACATTTAAGACCGTCTCGAATAATTACATAGTCATGTGGGTACACATCATTAGAAAATTGTTTATACCAGTCATGAGCGATACCAGGGCGACGACTCATAGTATTAAATTCAGGTTTTAAACCTTTATAATGGTTTTCTGCAGCCTTACCTGTAATTTTTTTAGTTACATAACGAGCGCAATAAGCGCAAGATTCAAAAGTGCATGTAGCCGTTACAGCGTGACCAAATGGCCATAATTTAGACAAAGATTCAGAATTATAGAGCGGAAAACCATGTTGCATCTTATAAAGTTCTTTGTCATCAAAATCATGTCCAAAAATAATTACATGATAATGGGGTCGAAAAAATAAATCACCGTACTCGCCACACGCATAAAATCGAATAGAAATATCAGAATACATCTTCCTATACCGTTTCAAAAATTTCTGCAAAATTAACACATCTAAACTACCGTTAGAAGGTAAATAATTATCTGAAAAAGTAAGCGTGAGAAATTGACTATTATCATGAAGTGAAGCCTCATGAACACAACGAATAGCCCACTGGCGAGAACGCTCAAGTCGGCAACCAATACACTGACCACAAGGGATCTGCAATTCAGTACCTGGAATACCTTGGGATTTGTCAAAAGTAAGAGACCGCTTGTGGGTAGAGGGGTTGTACCCCTCTACCGATCGCCAAGCGGTGAGTGGGTGAAAGCAGGCCATTACTTTCAGTCCGCACTCGTATTATATTCTATATCCTCCACGCATGGGAGTCGCGCGAAGGTTTTTCTTCTTAAATCCAGAAGTTTTTCGGAATAGCCGTTTTGAACCTCTACGACTTAGCCTTTTTCTAAATCTCATAAAAATCATCCTTTCTTATCTTGTATACTTCATAGTTTTTCCCAAACCATGAACATTACGACCAGCAATAGAACGAGGACTTAAATACTTTAAAACAGACTTCTCTACACGATTATAATAATCAGCTTCATTCTTCTTTTCAGGAATAGACAACCTAGCAAGTTCCGCATTTGTAGTACTTAATTGAGTCTGCGACTGCGTATACTGTCGATTAGCCGCAGAGAGGGCGGTTTGCGCTTCCGCAAGCCTAGAGTTATAAGCGTTAAGAGAAATTCGGGAGTCGGATTCTCTACGCTGTTGCTCAAGGTAAGCAATATTAGCCTTAATTTCTTGAACACGCTGAGCAGATTCGAGCACTTCTTGGCGTAGTACGCCAACACGTTCTTGTAGCACATTCGCATTAGCTCTACTTTGAGCCGCATTCGCGCCAAAAAGTTCAACATTCGATTGATACCAACCGGATTCAAGCTTTTGTCCAATATCTTCAACTTCCTTTGCCTCACGAAGAGCCTTAGCAGAATTTAATTCTGCTTGAGATTGTGCTACTAAATCATTGTTTTTCTGCTGACGCTCCTGTAATCTAAGTTGGTGCGCGGCGATCGCCGAATTACTAAGACCTGCCGCAGGATTTTCGGTCTGCGCAGTTGCACCGGACGCAGATCCCGACGAGGTGGCACCGGCCGCCAATATAGGGTTAAGGCCTGCTTTTTTAAGATCAGCGACTGCCCACTGATTGCGATTTTGCAGTACTTCGCGTTGAAAAGCTATAGAATCTTGCGCAGAAGCTTGATTTTGCGCACTGCTCCAAAGGCTTCCGCCTATAGAAGCCAAAGGAGATAGAACAGACGATAAACCAGACCAAAACGACATTAAAAATGATCTATCAGCCCAGGAACACTATAAACGGGCATTGGTCTAACACACTTCATATCAATATAGGCATCAAGTAAAAAGTGTGGTTCATCAGGAATAGCAATAACTCTATCAATCGGCGGATTTTCATTAAGAAACGCAGAAGAAAGCGTCGGGAGACTGGTAAACTCTTCAGCTAAATGCCAATAATCTAAAGATTGCGCATAAGTAGAACGAAACTTACCTGTAATCTGACCAGGATAATACCTATATTCAGCCCAACGTTCTTGGTATCCAAAAACGTCATCATCTACAGATGTACCTTGCGCGAAAATCTCTTTATTAAGGACAGCTTGTTCTCCAAGGTGAGCCAAGGCAGGCCAATAATAATCGAAACGAGTCTGGCGCGACCACATGCGATTAATACCTTGCTGATACGTATAATCCGACCTAACATTTAAGATACCTATAACAATTCCATGTTCGACAAACGACTTTACAAATCCGCCTCGGTGGTCTGCGACGAGTCCGAAAGCGGCAAGGTTTCCTTGCGGTGAATTAGTATCGGTTGCAGAAGTCTGAGCAACTGGATTGACGTTGACGCGGCTAGAACTGCCACCAAGATACTCAGGACGTTGGAGTCTAGCGTCAGGAGATATAACCCCGAAATGAGAACGCAGTATTTCAACATATCTAGTACCTCCGCGCGCATCGCGCTCATACAATTTCTGAATCTGAAAAGCCTGTCTTAATGCATTAATAGTAATAGCAGTGGCAGTAGTTAAATTAACCTGCGCAGTAGAACCAGGATTACCAAAATCAGCGCGTATACCAGACGCCGCACCGTTTGCCGTAACACCAATTGCACGACCTAAAGAAGATTGCATATCCACTACGCCATGTCCAGCAGAACCAGTAGAAGCACCATAAACAGACTGGCCAGCAAAAAGACTATAACCAGTATTTTCATTATTCGGGTC